TCCGCCCGCTGTTCCGTCGATGTACGCGAGGATGCCCACGGCCTACCACCTTCCGGGACGGATGCGCGACGGCGCGCGGAGGAAACGCAGGGCGATCGCGGACGCGACAGAGGCGATGAACGCGACCACGAGAGCGACGAGCAGGGCGAGACACGCCTCCGCGCTAGTCACCAGCGGACAGCGACAGGTAGCGCGGCCAGTACGAGCCGCCGACGGTCATGTCGCCGGGCATCACGTCGCCGACGGCGCCGAGCGCCACAAGGATGTTGTCGCCGGGACGCAGCAGGAACGGGCTACGCGGGTCGATGCTCCCGAGCAGTGACACGCCCACGCCGCCGGAGTCGTCGCATAGATAGGCGTTCGTGGAGTCGTCGCGCATCCCGGACTCGTCGATGAGCACGCCTTGGCCCGCAGCGAACGCGAAAGTCGCGGCGAAGTAACACTCGTCGCAGGGGATGAGCGCGAGCCAGTCGAGGTCGTAGTTCGGCGTGCCGCTGGTGGCCTTGGCCTGCACGGGGGTATGGGCCGTGAAGCCGAGCGCGGGTTTACCCGTGACGACAAGCCGGAGATCGTAGCCGAGGTCGGCACCTGTAGCCGTGACGTGGGCCGACTCACCTGCCGTCGCCGCGCCCTTTGACAGATAGCCAGTTCCGCTCTGGCCCGTGATCGACATGTAAACGCGGTACTGCACCCCAGCGGTTAGAACCACGGACGTGTAGTACGTGCTCGTGAGCACCACATCAGATTCGGACGCCGGAACCGCGGCGGAATCTGACCACCACAGCGGCTCCCCCGCCGCCATGGCGATTATAGCCTCGATGGATCCGCCCGTGCCTGTAGCATAGCCGCGAACGGTGACGGAAGAAACCATCATGTTCGTGGTTGGTGTGAAGGTCTGGTAAGCCTGGACGACGTTCGGCCCGACCGTCGAGTACGTCCCGCTCGCGTCCGCGATGGTGAACTGCGCCGCAGCCGCGCCCCACCCGCTGCTTGCTTGTCCGCTCGGCACTTCCGCTGCTGGGATCGACACCTCCCCGAAGGGGTGCGTCTCGAGCGTGGCGCCCACCGGCGACTGGGTGACGACGCCGTTCACGGTTGTAGCACCCGCGATGCCGCTGCCGGTCACGTCCGAGCACACGCGCGCGGAATCAGCGGTGGTACCGGCGCTCCATGCCGCCCGCACCCATGCGACGTATCGACCGCGCAGGTCGTTCACGTCGAGAGCGGGAGCACCCGTCACTGGCGCGTATGAGGTGCCGGTCACAAGGCGGGCGACTGCGCCGCCCTTGGCGTTGGAGTTCGACGTGCCCGAGCCGTCCTGCACGACACCTGCCGCGAACGTAGCAGACGGCGCGGAACGGATGCCGAGCGCGATGGCAGTCGTGGCCTGCGCGTGCGTGACCTTGAGCATGGTGAGCGCGGGGACCTCGCCACGAACGCCGGAGACGAGCGCGGTACCCGGCGCGGCGGTGATTGTGGCGGGAGTGAGCGCGACTTCGGGGCCGACCCAGTACGGATAGCAGGTGAGCGTGAGCAGGACTTCGATCATGCCGTCGTGCTGCATCGCCCACGTGAGGGTGCTGTAGTCGAACGGCCCCTGCGCCTCGGCGTGGTCGACGAGCTTGGACAGCGTGTCGGCCTGCACCGTCTGGCGCGCGTACAGGGTCGCGCCCGAGTGTGCAGCCACGCGCAGGGCGTTGACCGCGGACAGCGCCTCTGCCTCGGTGTCGGTCTCGATGCGGACCGTCATCGTGACGATTGACGCATCATGCATGTCATGCGGCCACGAATCTGGGTCGGGCTGAGATTCGAGGTCTTCCGCGTCCTGGTCGATGAGATCGGGCTCTGGCGCGGAGAATCCCTGTACCGAGTACGGTGCAGCGGTCAGGTCCAGCGTGTCGAGGGCCACGAACAGTGGGCTGTCACTCACGAGGTCGCTCCCATCACGGCGCGGTATCCGGCCATCTCGCCGCTGCCGTTCAGCGCCGCGTTGATTTGCTGCACGATCGCGCCCCCGGTGACGCCCTGCGCGTAGTTGTTGAATACGATGGTCTTGGCGCTGGAAGCGGGAGCGATCATGCCAGCGTCGCGAGCGGCAGACGTGATGAGACTCGCGGCGCTCGGCTGGCGCGGGTTGATGACGTATTCAGGCTGCTCGCCGATAAGGGCCACTTCGGGGCTGGGGACGAACGCGCCCGCCATGTGCGCCTTCACCTTGCCGGTGACGGTGAAGCCGAGGCCCTTGCCGATGCCGATCTTCGCAAGTTTGCCGAGGAATCCGTTCAGCGCGGAGTCGTGTATCTCGGCGATGACCTGCGTGGTCTTTGACTTCGGGATGTGCAGCAGCTTTGCGATGTAGAGTCCGATCTTGCCGGTCAGCTCGCCGCTCTTGAGTTTGGCTTCGACCATCGTCTTGGTGAGTGTGCCGTTCTTCACAGCGGCACGGGCCTGGGCGTAGGTCATGTCGTCGGCCGTCTGTGCCGCCAGTTTCTGCGCGTCGTGCAGCTTCATGGTCGCGAGAGCGGCCTCTGGCGAGTGCTTGCCATACTGCTTGATGGCTGCGGTGAGCTCGTCCTCTGCGGTCCTGACTGCTGCGACATTCGCGAGCGCCGCCTCGTTCGCGTTGCGCCCGTCGGACATGGCGAGCGTCTCGGCCTGCCACGCCGCGGTGGCATCCTCGATCGCGGCGGCGGTATCGGAGGCCGCGCCGGTCATATCCGATAGGTCTCCGCCGGCGGCAGCCACGGCGTCTCCCATGCTGCCCGCGGTGAGTGCGCCGGAGCCCCAGAGATTGCCGAGCTTGTTTGCTCCGCTGATGATGGGGCCGATGATAGGGATGAAGTTGAGGAAGGCGTTCTTCTGATCGCTGAACTTCCCAGTCGCGTCCTCGGTCGCATCCGATAGACCTTTCAGCGCCTGCTGCACAGCCGGAATCTTGTAGAGCGCAAATCCGACCGCAGCGCCCCCTGCGGCGCCGATCGCTGCTGCGAGCGCGTATGCGAAGACCCCCGCGACACCGGCACCGATGCCGAGCAGTTTGATGGCGACCGCAGCCCCGCCGACGTAGCCAGCGGCGGTGAGCAGTGGACTGGCGATCTCCCCGATGCCGACTCCCAACTTCACGAGTTCTGGGTTCGTCTCGTGCAACTTCTCGAGCAGGGCTCCGATCGCCTGATTCTTGAATGTCTCGACCGGCAATGTCGCCAGCCCAGCCTGCACGGCAAGGCCCTTGGTAGAGTCCTCGTTGTCCTTCAGCGCCTTGTTGTAGTCGATGACCGCCTGGATGTCGGACTGCGAGAAGATGAGTCCGTCCTTCTGCGCTTCCGCGGCGAGGTCTTCGATGCCCTGCTTGCCGTTGGCGAGCACGGGCAGCAGCGCCGTGAACCCTCGTCCGAGCGCCTTGGAACCAGCCGCGAGGATGTCCGTCTTATCCGTGGCGTTCTTGTAAGCCTCCGCGAGGTCGCCGAGCACGGCGGTCGTGGTACGGTTGCTGCCGTCGGCATTCTGCGTCGCAACGCCGACGGCGTTCAGGTTCTTGCCTTGGTTCGCGATCTCGGTGGAGAGCGACTTGACGACGAGCGATGCGGCCCGCCCCTCGACGCCGAAGCGGCCCAGTATCGCGGCCCATGTTGAGGATTCCTTCGCGGATGCACCTGTGAGCCGCTGGATGAGTACGACCTGCTGCCCGTAGTCCGAGGCCGCAGACGTGGCGCCGTCCAGCGCGCTGCCTATCGCCTTGCCAGCGGCCAAGGCGGCGATGGACGCGCCGCCGAGGCCGACGGTGAACTTGCTCACGGACTTGAATAGTCCGCCGAGCGAACCCGGAACCGCCGAGAGCCCGTTTGTGATGGACGCGCCGGCCGCCTTGCCGGCAGCGCCAACGGGTCCGGCCAAGTCCTGGATGAGAGACGCCCCGAGGCCCCGCGTTGACGGAAGGATGGTGACATATGCGGTTGCGAGTTCCGTGCCTCCGGCCATGTCAGGCTCCCTTCCGTCGTGCGGCACGCCCGCGAACGAGCGAGATGATGGCGGCGTCGCCCGGAGTGCTGCGGTGTCTTTCGGCGTCACCAGGGCGCGGTATCGGGTCGGGACGCGGAGTCAGACCTGCGCCGAGCCGGTCGGCGACGATGGCGAGCAGGTAGTCGGTCGTCGTCCAGCCCTCGCCACCGCACGAGTGCGCGTATGCGCTGGTCGGGGACGAGTTCTTCAGGACGACCAGCAGGCGGCGGTACGACAGCGCCCCGCCTAGGTCCCGGATGTCGAGACCTAGGCGGAGCAGGTCGGCTTCGATAGCCTCCCCGTGCTCCGAGATCAGCTCGTGGAGGCTGGCGATTCCGGGAACTTCGCCCCGAAATGCTGCTCTGCGAGGTCCAGCAGCAGTTTCGCGGTGCCGCCCGCGGATTCGTATGCGTCGTACGCCTTGGCCTGGCTCTGGCCGAGTATCATGCGCACGGATTCGTCGGAGTACATGTCGAGGCGCAGTGCCTTGTCCGGCCACAGCGCGATGGGCGGTACTTCGAGTGAGACGCGGTCATTCACCTTGAGGATGAACGCCTCGTGTTTCTCGAGCTCCGCCTTGATGACTTCGGCGAGGTCGTAGACCTTGCGCGGCGCAGACACGGCTACGACACCCCGTCAGTGCCGTAGTACGGCATGAAGTACTTGCCGCTGGCGCCCTTCTTGGGCGAGATCGTGACGCCGTACTTCACGACGTCCTTGGCGCTGTGATCGACGGCGTCCTCGGACGTGATGCGCGCCTTCTCGATGCAGTAGCGCGTGACCTCGTCCTCGTCGTGCCAGTCGATGATCCACGCGTGGAGCGGGAGTTGCGAACCGGTCCAGCCGGTGCCCTCGACCAAGTCGAGCAGGTCCTTCACTGTCTCGTTGCTTTCCAGCATCGTGAAGCTGAAGTCAACCTTGGCGCCGGTCTGAAGATCGCGGACGGAATCTCCGCGCCAGTCCTTGACGTCGGACACATCGCGGGACGGCGTTCGCTTGACGCCGTCCTCCGAGACGCCGCCGACGAGGTCGAAGGCGCCGCCGGGTTCGCTGGTCGCGTTGGTGGGAAGGGTGGTACCTACGGGAGCGACGTATATCTCGCCCCACTGGGCCACCCTCACCTCGCTTGTATCGGTCGTGCCGTCGCTCATGAGATACCTCCTGTTGGGGCTACCGCTTTTCCGCGCACGTCGAGTACGGCGGTGAAGCGGTAGCGCGGCTTCTTGGTGATCGGGTCCGGCAGCAGTACCGGCCCGCTGAACTCCTGCACTCGGTAGACGCTGAACCCGCTGCGCGACCGCCCGGCCCATGACCCGACGATGCCGCGCACTAGGTTCGCGAGCGTGCTGGCGTCGGACGCCTTTTCGGCGTATGAGTCGAATGTCAGTTGCGCGGAGTCGGTCACGATGTCGCGCCGGGGCCCACCTGTGCGCTGTACCGTGACGAACTCGGATGGACGCGTGGGTGGAACCTTGTCGGCGACGGTGCAGGGACGGTCGAAGTCGGTCAGGTCGGATGCGAGCCACGAGATGGCGGCCGCTTCTGAATCGGGAAAGAGCATCACGTCCATGGGCGTCACCTCCCTGCGTCGATCGCTCGGGTAAGCGCCTGATCGTTGGCTTCCGCGAGCATCGCGTCCGCGTCGCCAGTGATGACCGCGACGTGAGCGCGACCACTCATCGACCGGTTCGTGGTAACGGGCGTGACGACGAATCCATCACCTGCGGCAGATGCGATACGTTCCGCGCGGGCCTGTATGTCAGCCTGAACCTCAGGCGAGTTGCGGAGCGCCACGAAGCCGGGGATGTTGAGCACGATGTTTGGGTTCATCGCATCACCCGTCCACGCGCTCGAACACGGCTTCGGAGTGCGCGAGACCGCCTGTGATGGAGTCCCACGGCTGCACGGAGACGACCTCGTACGTGACGCCGCCGATGACTGCGCGGCTTCTGGCGGTCATGACCGTATCCACGGGGCCGAATGCCTTCCTGAGCGTGATAACGCCCTGGCGGCCCATGTCGGTGGATTCCTGAGCCGATACCGGCTGCCAACCCCACCAGACCTCGTCGGTCTCGTCGGTGTCGGTCCAGTCCGGTAGGTCCGCTCCACGGTCGTCCACCCATGCGGGGGTAACAACGGTGAGGGCGACGCTAGCGAGTAGCATCACTCCACCTCGTAGATGGGTTCGAGAGCGATGTCGTAGCCGCACGAGCATGCGCCGCCGAAGTACACCGAGCAGATGGGCGAATGCGACCCGAGACTTGGAGCGGTGTCGACGCTGAACGCCTTGCCGGAATCTTCGGAGTCACCGATGCTGCGCAGTTGCTCGATCTCGGACGGCCAGAACATCGACCGCCTCGGAGCGATCGACTGCGACATCTGCCCGACGGCCTCTTGCGTGATGGCTCCAGAACCCGACTCATGCCAACGCAGGATCGCGCCGCGCAATACCGCCCGTACCGATGCGATGTGCGGTGAGTCGGACTCGAGCGTGGCGATCCGAGGGGCCGCGAGCACGGCCATTGCCTCCGCGTCGGCGATCATGGCCGCTGCCTTCACCGATTCGATGGCGGCGAACGGAGCCAAGTCCTCGGGAGTGATGAACGTACCCACGGCCCCTCCTCTCATCAGTTGCTGGGGGCTCTACGACACGGCCACGTCGTCGATGATCTTGGAGAAGGCATCGAGCGAGAGGATGCCGACGCCGTAGACGACCTCGGCGCGCAGTGCGATCTGGTTGGACCGCTTCAGGTCGCCCTGGCCGTCCGGGTCGCCGAACTTGATGACCTCGATGGGGATGTCACGCTGGACACCCCACCGGAACGCCGACCAGTCGCCGACGATGGCCTTGACGTTCGGGTTGTCTGAGGCGTACGCGCCACCTTCGACGGTTGCCTCGGGAGCCGACACCGTGGACGATATGGCCGCGTTGAGTCCGCCGATGGCAGGGACGTTCAGGCCGAAACCGGCCTCGGGGTGGAGCAGGCGGCCGGTAGAATCGCGCTGCGTGGCGTAGGCGTTGGCGTAAGCCGGTGACAGAGCGATGCCGTTCGGGACCAGGTCGCCGTCGAGCACGAGCGCGATGGCGGCCTCGATGTCGAGGTCCGGCTTGGACGTGCCGGTGATCTCGACGGAGTTCGTGGTGTCGACGAGCTTGGTCGGGCTGCCGGAGAGCAACACGCCCGTGAGCGGGTTGATGCCGTGGATGGCGATGAGGTCCAGCGCGCGGGAGAGCGCCGTCGCCGAAAGCCCCTGCATGGTGGTGAGGACGCCGAGCTGATAGTCCTCGTCAGCCCACAGCACTTCCTCGTTGAAACGCTGCGTGACCTGCACCTTGCGGGTGAGTGCGCTGACGGGCGCGAACGCGGGGTTGGAGTAACCCTTCTGCGCGCCCTCTCCGACGACCTCGCCCTTGGGGGCCGCGGTCAGCGTCATGTACTGCTGAACGCCGAACTGCTGCGGCTCGGCGCCGCAGAGCTTCGCGATCGCGCTCGTGGTCTGGACAGTCTTCCACACACCGGCCACGAGGTGGTTCGGAAGGGTGAAGCCGGATGAGGCAAGAGATGCCATGGTGGTTCCTCTCTATTCGCCGCCTCCGAACAACTCGCGGGCGAATGCCGCGTCGTCGCTCTTTGGCGCGTTCGGGGTCGTCCCCTCATGGGGGACGCGATTGTTGCCTTTCCTGGATGCTCCGATGGCTTCGAGAACTGCGTCCGCGTCTGCCGCGAGCGTCTCCTCGGTGTCGCCGCGCAGGCGGTCGATGAACTGCGCGGGGAGCTTCTTCTCAGCTCCGATGCGTGACCGCAGCGCCGAGAGTTCGGATGCGGCGTTGGACGCCTTCAGGTCCTCGACGCTCTTGGCGAGATCCGCGATGCTCTTGGCGGCCTTTTCGGCTTCGGTGAGCTTCGCGGCCTCGGCTGCGTCGAGCTTGGCCTGCAACTCGTCGGCGAGCTTTGCCTTTTCGGCGTTGGCCTTCTTGTCGTCCTCGTTCTTGCGACTGAGGGCCTTCCACTTCTCGGCGTCCTTGTCGCTGGCTTCCTTTTCGGATACGAGCTTGTCCAACTGCGCCTGAAGTTCCTCGACTGTTGCCACTTGGAGCCTCCCATTTCGGGTGTGTCGTGGCCCGTTGCGGGCCGGTGCATGACGAAAGCCGCCCGATGTGGACGGCTCTCAGGGGGGTGCTACGCGCAAGTTCGCGCGGTGATGCCTAGAAGGTCGGAACGGCGATACAGTTGCAGCCGATATGCGGGAGGAAGTTGGGCTCGTACGTGGTCCACAGGATCCCCGTCAACCCGAGGCAGTATTCGCACGCGCCGTCATCGGCGATGCGCTCCCAGCCCTTGGCGGCGGGGTCATTCGTGGACGCGTTGGCGATGGTGAGGCGCGACCCGTCGAGTGCGTAAACCTCGGCCTTGCCCGCGATGGCGTTGAGCACCGTTTCTGTGTCGGGGTTCTCGCCGAACAGGTCGCCCACGGCGCGGCGTATCGTCTGGTTGACGGCGTCGGTCTTGTCCGGAACGACGAGACTCGCACGAAACGAACCATGGGCGCCGGCCGCTGCCCGGACTCCGTCGTACCAGTCAGCTGCGACCGTGGCGGCCACCTCGCCGTAGCGGTTCACGAGTTGCGGCACGTAGTCGAGCAGCTCATCACGCGCGGCTTCTGCATCGGTGAGGTCGAGATTTCCGTAGAAGCGAGCCATGTCGCGTCGTACGAGTGCGGTGACACCCGCCTGCGCCTTGCGAAGCTCGGCGATTGCCGTTGCACTAGCCACCTGCCGCCGCCGTCAATGATCCGAGCATCGTCGCTGCTCGGGCCTTTCTGCGCTCCGACTCCGCACGCTCCCTTTGCTGGGCGGTGAGCCCGAGCAGTTCCAGCCCCACGTCGGTCTCGGCGAGCCACGGCATCGCGGTGAGCTGCTTCATTCCGGCGTCGGCCATCGACGCACGCGAGACGTAGCGCGGATCCCGCCACTTCGGAGCGATGGACGACCACGCGGGCGGGATCTCGGTGATGCCGTTGGCGATGGCGAGCGCCTTCATCATCACGCGCCGAAGCCCGGGCGACCAGTCGTCGGTCGCGCCCTCGGCCTCCGCGATGAGTTCGTACTGGCTCGCGTCGTAGGACTCGGCGCTGGTCGGGTTCACGATGTCGCTGACGGCGAGGGCGGTGTCCGGGAGACTCGCCTCACGCGCCATAAGTTTGGCGTACGTGTTGAGCGCCGCGAGGTGAGGCTCCGGAGATGACGCGGGGAACTGCTTCACGTCGGCCCGCGGGGTCTCGGCATCATCGTCGTCAGGAATGCCCTTGATCCTGCCGAGCATGACCTTCCATCGGTCCTGAGGCGTCCCATCCGCGTTCTTGAACACGGACTGGTCAGCCCCCAGCATCCACAGTTCGGGATAGCTGTAGACGTCCATGTGGCCCTCGAGACGAATGACCTCGCGGGTCGCCATGTCCTGGAGGCTCATGACGGGGCGCGTGATGCGCGACTGTCCGAGCGGCCGGCCGATTCTGGGCTTGTACGCCAGCAGTTCGGCGGGCATCCCCCAGTCGTGCGCCTGCTCTTCGGCCTGCCATGCGCCGTTCTCTTTCTCGGCGATGATGGTGAGACCGTCGAGATACAGCGCGAACCCGCTCACGTTGCCCTGCTTGCTTCGGCAGGTGATCGAGAGCAGGTTGTCGAGCGAGCGCGTGCGGGGGTTCCAGTCGCCCGTCGCGTTGATCGCGTCCTTGAAGTGGATGAGCGCGGGGGGTTCTCCGTCTCCGCCCTTCGTGGCGACGGCGAACGCGGGGCCGTGTACGAGCGATGAGACGATGGCCTGGTCGACTTCGTTTCCGACCATGTTGGAGTTCCACAGCGAGTCGAAGCCGATGCTGTCGAGGTCGCCATCCGGCCACACGAACCCGTCGAGATTGCACCGGCGCGCGAGTAGGTCGACGGCCTTGGCCGACCACCCGAGCACGATGCCGAGCCGGTAGTATTGAGGCGGGATGACGGTGCCGACGTTGCGGATCGCGCGCTTGCCGTCGTAGTACGCGGCGCGCAGGAGATTGCGGTCCTTCTTCGCTTCGAGCTCCGCCATGAGCCGATTGATTGTCGCGTTCGTGTCGTCATCGACACCGGGTAGCCGGATTGTCTCACTCACAGCACCACCGCCCTTCTTCCTGTTCCCGCTGTGCGGTCCACGTGGTGCTTGATCCGCTGTGTGACGACGCCGAAACGCGCGAATATCACGGACTCGAGCGCGAGAACGTCGCCGTCGGCTTCGATGGGCTCGATGCCCCAGCCTCCGTGATTGCCTATTTTTCGACGACCGGCCACGGCGACTGACGCGTCCAATCCTGCCTGCCCCGAATGCGAAATGTCACCGGAGGCAAGAGCGGTTGCAAAGCCCGAGTGCGCGGTGATGACTTCATCGACGGTCGGCGATATGAGCCGCCTCATCGGGACGCCCGCCTGCCTCAGCCGTGAGAGCAGGTCCCCGGCGCCTGACTTGCCGTCGATCACGATCGCGTCGCACGCACTCGACCGCGCCACCAGCCATGTCACGAGTTCATCGACATTGGCCGATGGTGTGACGCTGATGGCCTCAACGAACACCGGACCCTCGGCGGGTCGCATCGACGCGGCCAGCGCGACCCTCTGCCCGTCCGTAGAGAACTTGACGCCGTACGCGACTGAACCGGAGACGGGAGGCGATTCGATCTGGCATTCGCGCCACAGAGCGATCGGGAATGGGGCGTCGTGTGTGCGCATGTCCCAGATTCCCAAGCCCTCTCGCCGAAACGACGTCATGCCGAGGTTCTTCATCATGCGCATGATGGCCGCTTTGGGCGTGCGGTGTGGGTAGCTTGGATTCGCCTTCGCCACCTGCGCCCAGTCGGTGTGCTGCCCCCACGTAAGTGGGTCGGTGTCGGGGTCCGCGGAGAACTCGATGTAGAGCGTGTCCTCCGAGGTGCCGTCGATGGCTTCCTTGCGCCTCGCGGCAAAACGCTCGCCAGGGTCTGACGGGCGCGGAGGCGTTCCGATCATCAGGATCAGCGGGTTCGCCGCCTGGTTCGTGGACGGGACCATGTCGTCGACCGCGCGCTCGGTGACGCGCTGCGCCTCGTCTATCACGAGGATGTCGACCTTCGCGAAGCCGAGCCCGAACCCGCGTTCACGCGCTCCGAACAGGATGCGCGAGCCGTTGGTGAAGTAGATGCCTTCGTCGCCAGCCCCGCGAGTCACCTTCTCGACGTACCGCTTGATGTGCTCGCGGCGGGCGAACCCCTGCATGGAGCGGAATGTCTCGTTCGCGGTCCTGAGTTGGTGCGCCGTCCATATCACGGTGGTTCCGGGGAACAGCCGACACAGAGCGAAGATGATGCCGCCGAGCATGTACGTCTTTCCCGCTTGGCGGCAGATGGACATGATGATGCCGCCGATGCCGGCCGCGTACATCCCGTTCGCCCGCTTGGCGAGAATGAGCTTCGCAACAGCCACCTGCCACGCGTCGAACAGAATGCCCATCTCGCGCAGCACGCTGTCTACGGAAGTCCACCCCGTGGCAACGATGCCGGAAGGGTAGACGACGTGGCGAGCGATTTCAGACAGTGGCCGGGTCGAAGGACTCGTCTGCGTGCTGGCCTCTGTCACTTTGGCGCTCCTGCTTCTCAGCCTCCTCGACCTTCGCTATCTCTCGGCTGATCTCGAGCTGCCGTCGCGCCAAGGATGAAAGGTCGCGCGCTGGTGTAGTGCTGCTGTCGATGGCGCTCGCGATGACCGCGCGCAACGCCTTGAGTTCGTCCAGTCTCGTGCCCTCGGTCGCGGCCTTGAGAACACTCATGGGCTTGGCTCCGGTCATGCTGGCACCTCATGGAAAACTGTTGGTGGATAGACCGCT